CCGCCGGATGCGTAAAGTCAATCAATAAGTTAGACTTCTAACATTAAGCGTAGTCCCTCATTATTTTTCTCTGCGTAATAGCCCTAACTGAGTCATAGTACCCCTCTCCGTCCAAGTCCTCCAGCATAACAACCCCTCTCCACCACTGATACTCCGTATCGGCGCACCACGACTCTGAATACTTGGGGTGGGAGTAACACCCTGCTGATAGGCCAAAAATCTTCTGACCGTCCGGTCTGGTGTGTTCAGCGTGGTTATAGATATGGGAGTGTCCCTGCACAGCGGAACAATGGAGCTTGGTGATCAGAGTGTGTCCTAAGTGAACAGAGGAGATGGGTCTTCCAGCCACACCGCTGGTAAAATAATGAGAGAAAGCTATCCCTTCTACGGCGATTGACCTTTTGAATGGGACAACCTCCCAGCCGAACTCTTTGAAGTTCAGATCGTCAATTCCTATAGTCCCTTCTAATTCAGCCTGTGAATTCACAGCCCTTGTGATCCGGTCCTCGTGGTTGCCAAGGCACATTATAAATCTAGGCTTGTATAGCTTTTTATTGCCTTTTCTTTTTCGGGCGTTGGAGCGATTAAATTCGTAGAAGAATTCCCTCTGCGCTTCTGCGGACGCTTCAACGTCCTTCTTATATCTCCTTCCTTCAAAGCCCTTCGTCCCTCTATCGTAAGAGGACAGAGACGGCAGGTCAGCCCAATCCCCCAAACATATCACGCAGTCTGGTTGTTCAGCCATGAGCAGCCGACCTACCGCTCTGAACCTCTCGTTACTATAATCAGGATGTGCGTGAGGATCAGGGATGATCATCAAGTTCATTTGATTTCTTCCTTATTTAAATAACGCTGATTCATAGCATACGTCGGACCCCTTCCTAAATCCATAATATTCTCTTCCTTGCAAAGGGTTCCCGTATGCGTCCAACCAATTAATTTGAAGTCTGGGAATCTACCTACCATCAGCAAAAAAACATCTACCTCTTCTAGACGGGTCTGTGGTCTTGACATCAACCTTTTTGTCATTAATTATGAGATCGTATCCGCTGTCTGGTTTTAGTTCCATGTTAGGATAAACATTATATAGATGAGCAGCAGCAAACTCTCCGCCTATGCCTTGCAAGTCCGTATCCCACCCGGATTGGTTGCCTATTTTCTGATCAACCCTTCCCGCAGCGCGATTTATTTGTTCTCGCATAAAGGCTAATTGCATACATATCATTTGCTCAGAGCGAGAGAGGCTATATTTTATAGATAAATCTGCGTTAGGGTTTTCAAGGAACCGTTTGTCAAGCTCGCTCATAATATCTCACAAGCCCCTGCGGTGCAAGCCAGTTCTTGGCTACCTATTGTGTTGTCGTCTTCTTCGACAACCTTATCCCAATCAATTATAAAATTTGTTTTCTTTTTCATTTCAGAATACTCTTCTGAAGTAATCTCCTCATAGGGAGCAGCCTCATATATGTGAGCGTCATCCGCTTTAGGGAGGAAACTAACCCCACTAAGTATATTAAAATTCTCCCAGCACCATGCGCCTACAGCTAACCATTCATCCTCTGAGATGTAGATGGTAACGCTTGGCTTGTGTTCGCACCAATGAAGTGAGAACTTTTTCCACACTTCAAGATGTTCTATTGCGCTAACCTTATCCTTGGTTATTGATTTGGAAGGGGTCTTCATGGGGAACTCGAAAACCAGCGCATCCTTATTATAGGGGTCAACTGAGTATGGCTGGCCTGACTCAATCAGGACTTCATTCAGCGGGTCTTTAATATCCTGCCTCACTCTTCTTATATAATATTTGGAGTAAGAGGGGTGCAGTCCAGAGCCAGCAACCCCGACCAACTGACTAACCGTTCCTGAAGGCTTAACACAAGTTACGGCTACTGATTGTTCGATCTTTAATTTTCTTGACCACACTTGGTTTGTTTCTACAGCGTGTAGTTTCATGTCTTCCAGTTGTGCTGGTGTTGCGTTAAGTATAGCTGGGCAATCAAACACTCCAGTAAAGCTAACCCCAAGCAACCTCTCTTCCTCTGCGTTACGTTTCCATATAGGCCGCACATATCTGAAGTCGGTGAGGGTGGATTGATAAGTTCCAAGGATGGTTGCTAAACGCACCTTGCGTAGGACGTTATCTATTGTGTCAGTTGGCCTGAGAACGACCTCTGACAGGTTGCATAGGCCGCAACTTCTAAGGATAACCTCGCTGCACGGATTGCATCCGAACTCGTGATCAGTATCTCTTCTTTCTGGAGCCAGATCCTTAGCAGCTTGTCTGTTAAAGATGCCGCGCTCACCACTCTTTGATTCATAAAGAGCGATCCACTCTCTCATAAAGATTCCAATGTCTGGCTTCTCCGTATAACAAACGGAGTTATTCGATAGTGCTCTCTGTGGCTCGTCAACCCACCATTGCCCCATCTTAGCCCTCTGCATACGCTCATCCGTAAGGTTGCTCAGGCTTAACTCTGCCGCACGACGCACACCCCCTACTACTACTGCTTCCCCGTTGAAACAGAGAAGGTCGTGACACTCTAGGCTTGTGAGCTTTCTTCCAGACGCGCTTTGGAATATACGAACGTACTGATTGAAAAGTCTCTTCAATGGGTCAGGACCGGAGGCTCTCCCCCCAAAGGTTTTAAGCCTAGCCCCAGAAGGTCTAATCCTAGAGTAATCTATTTGCGGAACACTCCCTTGGTATAGGAGGCTAATCAATTCCCTAAGAGCGTTTGCCCATCCAATCTTGCTGTCACGCACCACAATGGTGGTGTCTGTAGCGTGGAATGAATCCGACACATCAGGTAGCTTGCTTATGAACTGTCTCTCTACGCTAAACCCAACTCCCGTTCCGCAAAGAAGGACGTACAGGTTCTCATCGAATGCTCTAACGTGATCAACGGCAATGAATGAACAATTATACCCTGCCATATGATCTCGCGTGAGTGCTGGCCCAGCGGTCATCAGCGCCCTCATGCTTGGCATAATCTCCATGTCCAAGATGGCTTGCTTCACCTCATCAGGTAATGGATTCTCCCAGAAGTCGCAATACCTTTGGACTGTTTCTTCCCAAGTCTCCCGCCTTCCCTCTGAATCTAGGTAACGAGCGTATCTGCTCTTATGAATAAATTTTTGATACTCGTTCATTTTCTCCCAAACCTTTCCCTTAAATTATTCTCGTTAGCCCAGATTGAAAACTCTTGAAGAGACAGTTTGTACTTGTCTTTGAACCAAGTCTCCCAATTGTAATTTTTCTCTGGCACCATCTCATACTTAATCCCCCAAACATGCCTCGCCCCGTAATAGATGATTTTTAATTTTGTTTCATCTTTCTCCCACCAGTAAGGTGAAGGGGATGCAGTCACGGTGGGAGACAGGGAGTTTCAAGGAGAAAATGTGACCACACCCCCATCAATTTAAAATGGTATATCGTCTCGCGATTCCTTGTAAGGGTAGGGCTTTTCCGTACCAATTCCTTTAGGCTTTTGTCCCATCTGCATCTGGTTAGCAATGATGTCAGTGCTGTATTTTTCCACCCCTTCCTTGTCAGTATATTTACGATACTGAATTCTTCCCTCAACATAAATTTCCTGACCCTTGGTAACATACTCTTGAACAGTCTCTGCGGTTTTTCCAAAGAAGGTTACCCTGTGCCAATCAGTTGTTTCCTTATCTCCATACCCACTGCTGGTGGCTAGACTCAAATTACAAACCTTCAGCTTCCCGTCTTGAACCTCCCTTGTTGATGGGTCAGAACCGGCTCTACCAACTAACATTACCTTGTTTACATTCATGCTGTTTACCTTTTAGAGTATTGCAACGATGACAACCCATTATCTTTCGGTCCCATTTCTGAATACCATTTGGGGTCGTACTTCTTTATCAACTTCCAAAGTTCTAAAGCGTGTTTAAACATATTCCAATAACGCTCTGTGGCCTCATGTTCCCATTCTAACACAGTGCCGGACTCAACGTCTATATACAGATTAATAAGCCTTCGTCCTGAGTCTCCAAGCCCTGTATCGTAGGCCGCTAACTGAACCCCGTGATCATCAAACACCATCTTCTTTACGTCAGCACCCTTGCTCATGTCTTTTGTTTTGAAGTCAATAACAAATTCATCAGAGCATAGATCAACCTGCCCTCCATAACCGTGGCTATGGGCAAACGATTTCTCTGACTCCCACTCCTGCTTGCCACAGAGTTGATCTAACTTGGCGACCACATTCCTTATCATGAGGGCGTGATCACCAAGATCAACAACATCCTCGCCTAAGCTGTTAAAGTAAATTGCCAATGATTGGTGAGCGTTAATTCCCCTATCAGTCAGACCTTTCTGGTGTAAAGAGAAAGCTTCCCTAGCAAGCCTGATGTTTGACTCAATATCAGAATCATCCTCATCAGGAAGTGGTTGCAACACCCCCTTCATATGTTCCACCCACCACGCATTAGCGACATTGTGCATAGCGGTCATCAAGTTGTTTTCCTTCCACCTCGTCAGCATGGGCTTCGCAACAACATCAGACCATAC